GCTGGTCTTGGTGGTTCCATCACTGGTAAGGGTGGTAATATCCTAATCGTTGATGACCCTATTAAGAATGCCGCTGAAGCCCAAAATGAAAATGCCTTGGATAAACAGTGGCAATGGTTTACAGATACATTTCTCTCACGACAGGAGCAAACTGATCGATCTATTAAAATCGTTAACATGACCAGATGGAGTAAAAAGGACATTTGTGGTCGTATTCTTGATGGAAAACGCGCTAGTGAATGGTATGTACTGATGATGCCGGCAATGGATAAAGAAGGTAATATGTTGTGTCCTGAATTGCTGAATAGAAAGAACTTCGATGCCTTATCCGACTTTATGGACGAGGCTATTTTAAATGCTAACTATTATCAGCAACCATTAGATCTTAAAGGCCGACTTTACAAAGCATTCAAGACGTATGATGGTGAATTACCTACCTTCAAATCGATTCAGAACTACACAGATACAGCAGATACAGGGGATGACTACTTATGTAGTATCGTTTATGGCGTAACGTTTGATAACGAGGCTTATGTGCTCGATGTATTGTATACAAAAGCTCCTATGGAAGAAACGGAACCTGATACAGCTAAGATGCTATATGAAAACAAAGTTAACCATGCTTACATCGAATCAAACGGTGGCGGGCGTGGTTTTGCTCGTTCTGTAGAGAAAATACTGATGGAAGAACACAACAGCAATTACACATACATTGAGCCATTCCATCAATCAAACAATAAAATAGCTCGTATTCTATCCAATTCGACATGGGTGATGAATCATATTTATTTCCCTATCAATTGGAAAGATAAATGGCCCGACTATTATAAAGCAATGACCGAGTATCAACGCGAAGGTAAAAACGCTCATGATGATGCTCCTGATGCTACTACTGGCATTGCTGAATTTGTTGGTAGTGGAAATCCTTATGATTTTTAAATAAAGTGAGGTGAATTAAATGGCAGGTTTTTTTCCATATCAAGGTGTTATTACAGAAAATGATAGATTGAAAGAAATCATTGAGGAAGGTGCAAAAAAAGGCATCACTCAAAAGAAACAATTAGAAATTGAAATCACTCAATTTAAAACATCTAGAAAGCGTGAATGGATGCTTATTGGTGATAATTATTTCGAAGGTGAACATGATATTTTAACTCGTAAACGCAAAGTGTTGAATGATCAGGGTGAACTAGAGGAAGTTGACAATTTACCAAACAATAAACGGTTAGATAATCAGTATGCAAAGCTTGTTGATCAAAAGGTAAACTACCTGTTAGCAAAGCCTTTAACCATCAAAACGGAAAATAAAGAGTATCAAAAGGCATTAAAACTAGTGTTAAACAAACGTTTTCATAAGACTTTTCGTTATCTAGGAGAAAATGTATTAAACCATGGCTTATCGTGGCTCTATCCATACTATAACGAGCTTGGACAGTTCACATTTATGCGATTGCCAGCTTACGAAATTATTCCTTTTTGGAAGGATAACGAAAAGACTATCTTAGATTATGCAGTTCGAGTCTATAGTGTTGAAGAATGGAAAGGCGATAAAAAAGAAATAGTTGAAAAGGTTGAGATTTACACTCTAGAAGGAATTGAAAGATATATCCTTGAGAATGAAAAACTTGTTCCTGATGTCGAAAAGGGTGAATTTACAACTTACCTCACTGCTAGAACAGGCGAAAAGGTTACAGCTCTCAATTGGGAACGAGTCCCACTTATTCCATTTCGATATAACAACCGTGAAATACCATTGATAAAGCGTGTGAAAAGCTTGCAAGATGGTATTAACGAAATCCTATCCGACTTCAACAATAATATGCAAGAGGATGCTCGTAGCACAATATTGATTATCCATAACTATGATGGACAAGACCTAGGGAAATTTCGTAAGAATTTAGCTCAATATGGTGCTATTAAAGTGCGTACAACAGCAACAGGCAAAGATGGTAAGGTTGAAACGCTGCATATTGAGGTCAATAAAGATAACTATGAATCAATCCTCAAACTTTTGAAAAAGGCTATTATCGAAAATGGAAGGGGTTATGATGCTAAAGACGATCGCATGAGTAATAACCCTAATCAAATGAATCTCCAATCAATGTATCTAGATATTGATTTAGATGCAAACGGTATTGAAACTGAATTCCAAGCATCGTTTGAGGAATTGCTTTGGTTTATTGATAAGCACCTTGAACATAAAAAAATTGGCAAGTTTGAAGATGCAGAATTAGAAATTATTTTCAATCGTGATATTTTAGTCAATGAATCAGAAGTTATCGATAACATTAATAAATCAATGGATTTATCACATGAAACAAGAGTAGAACAACATCCATATGTATCTGATCCAAAACTAGAATTAGAGCGTAAAAAGAAAGAGCAACAAAAACAGATTAATATGTACGATAATTACGAAACCACTTTCCTACAAAAGCAAGGTGATATGAATGGTCAAGCCAACACGTAGTTATTGGCAAAAACGTTTTGAAATGTTAGAACAAGCACAACATGAAAAAAGCGCAAACTACTACAAAGATCTTGAAAAAGCCTACATTCAAACCATGAGTGAAATCGAAAAGGATATTGCTAGATGGTATCAACGCTTTGCTAAGAACAACGAAATCACATTAGACGAAGCGAAACAGTTGCTTAAAAGTGATGAATTACGAGAGTTCCGTTGGACTGTAGATGAATACATCGAATACGGCAAAAAGAATGCTATCAATCAGAAATGGATGAAACAACTAGAAAATGCATCCTCTCGTGTCCATATAAGTCGTTTGGAGAGTTTACAGTTACAATTACAGCAACATGTTGAAAAGCTGTATGGAGGGCAAATTGAGGGCTTTGAGAGATTGATGAAAGAGGCATATCAAACTCAGTATTATCACACTGCATTTGAGGTGCAAAAAGCTTTCGAAATCGGCTTTACTCTACAGGCATTAGATGAGACAAAGCTAACGAAAGTGATTAGCAAGCCTTGGACTGCTGATGGTCAAACATTTAGTCAAAAAATATGGCGTGACAGAAACTTATTGCTAGATACACTTCATACCGAGCTAATTCAATCTATGGCTCGTGGTGAAGCACCTGACCGTATGATAAGTTCGATAGCTAGAAAAATGAATACATCACGTTCCAACGCTGCTCGTCTTGTTATGACTGAATCAGCGTTTTTTAGTGCTTCAGCTCAGAAAGATACATTCGGTGAGTTAAATGTTGAAAAGTACGAGATTATTGCAACTTTAGATAGTCGTACAAGTAGTATCTGTCAATCGATGGATGGGAAGGTGTTTAAATTAGCTGATTTCATGCCTGGGGTGACTGCAAATCCGTTCCATCCGAGGTGCAGAACTACAACGGCACCATTTTTTCCTGATGATATTGATTCACAACGGTTTTCAAGAACTATTGATGGGAAAGTTGAGTATATTCCTAGTAATATTAAATACAAGGAATGGAAAGAGAGGTTTGTTCAGAATGGATGATTCAAGATTTATACTTGATATTGAAACTGGTAACAAAACATTGAAGGATTGTGACAGAGAGAAGTTAAAAGAAGGTTTCGAAGAGTCTTTTAGCCCTAGCTACGCAAATGGGTTTGCCACTGCTTTGATTTTACTTGGAGTAGACAAAGATGAAATAGAATACATCACAGGTAAAAGTATTGAATATTGGAAGGGTTAAAGTTACTCGCGAAAGAAAGGAAGGTATCTCTATGTTTTTTTATACATTATCACAAGGAGCCTATTCTCATTACGAACCTGTTACACTTTACCATCAAGATGAAATAAGTCGAATGCGTTTTTTTGAAATGTGCCAAGAAGTAGTTCGTCAGGGTGAGATTTCCCTTGAGGATGTAGTGAAAGCCTTATGTGAACAATATGGATTTGTTGAAGTAGTGAGCAGAATTGAGATTAATTGCTATGCAGATTTTGAAGGTATTACTAAATGCCAGATCGATGAAGATACAAAATGTTTTGAATTAGAACCTTAAGTAGTCACTCAATGAGTGGCTTTTTATTTTGGTCTTTTTAAAGGCTAGACCATAAAGAAGCGTACACCACCAACAGGCACAGACCTGTATAAAAATGTATGGAGGTAATAGAAATGGAATGGTTACGAGCATTATTACAAGAACAAGGTGTATCAGATGAACAAATAGAAAAAATCATTGCAAGTGCAGCTAAGGAAGCTCCTAAACATGTGATTCCAAAAGATAAATACAATGAGGTATCTAATGCTAAGAGCTCACTAGAAACTCAATTATCTGAACGTGATGTACAACTTGCTGATTTACAAAAGCAGGTAAAAGGCAACGAAGAGCTTGAAAAAACAATTAAAGAGCTTCAGGATGCTAATGAACTAGCTGCTACGAAACATCAAGAAGAGCTACAAGCGCAGAAAATCGAAAGTGCTATTGATATAGCTCTAACAGGTGCTAAAGCTCGAAATCTAACTGCTGCTAAAGCCTTGCTCAATCGCGAAGGGATTTCGATTGATAAAGAAGGAAATGTTATTGGTTTAACTGACAAGGTTAAAGCACTTGTTGAAAGTGAAGAAACTAAATTTATTTTCGAATCCACTGAAACAGTAATCACAGGCACAACACCAGGAGGGCAACCAAATGGTGGAGGCAACCCAGTTGACACCTCAAAAATGACATATACACAGTTAGTTGAGTATCTAAAAAACAACCCAGATGCTCAAATATAAAAAGGATAGGTGAAAAAAATGAATCAAAAAATCGGTATTTTACCAAGTACAAAAATGCTTATGCCATTAGACATTCAAATGTTTGCTAAATTCGACTCTAAATCGTTTAATCCACAGGCATTTGCACACTATGTTAATCGTGTACCAAATTTAAAGCGCAATGAGTTACTAAAGAGTGGGGCATTACGTAGTAACACTGATATTAGTAACATGTTCTCGAATCAGTCAGGTTCCTTCTATGGTCGTATTCCAATGTTCGGTAATATCGGTGGAACGCCTTTAAACTACGATGGTCAAACAGATATTACAGCGCAAACAACTACAACATATGAACAAGGTGTTATTGTAGTAGGTCGTGCACAAGCGTGGACAGAAAAAGACTTCTCATATGACATTACAAGTGGTGTAGAATTCATGAACAACGTAAGTGTTCAAGTTGCTCAATATTGGGATGCGGTAGATCAAGATACTTTACTAGGAGTATTAAAAGGTATTTTCTCGATGACAGATACAGGTTCACTTGATTTTGTGGACCAACACACATTTGACATCACGACAGCGACTGATAAAAAGGTTGGTGCTACTACATTAAATAGCGCAATTCAAAAAGCAGCAGGAGATAATAAGGCGGTGTTTACAACTGCGTTAATGCACTCTCAAGTAGCTACAAATCTTGAAAACCTAAATGTATTGGAATATCTAAAATACACTGATGCAAATGGTATCACTCGTAACTTACAAATTGCTCAATGGAACGGACGAATTGTTCTAATTGACGATAGCTTACCATTTGATGAAACAACAGAGACATATACAACATATGTATTAGGTTCAGGGG